AGCCGTTGGAATTAATAATCTTGTGAAATTGTATCGTGATGTCAGTGGGGTTGGTCAAACAAATACTGATACCGTAGATGCGGTGAGAGCCGCACAAGACGCTCCTCGCTCTGCCGGAGTTCTGCAAGGACAACCAGCTAAAACAAAAAATGATGCTGATAAAATGTGGGATTCTATCATGAGTGCCGGAGCACGCAGTAAAGTGTTATAAATAAACTTAGGAGAAAAATAAATGGCTACTTATAATAGTGGACAAGTAAAATTTGGTACTCCGGGTGCAATTATCGACAATACGATTCCATCACGTAGGTTATATGACTTTAGTGATAGAATTGCTGAATTAGCACCAGAAGAGTCTCCATTTTTTGTATACTTGTCAAAAGTTGGAAAAGTTCCAACGACGGATTCACAATTCCGGTTTTTAGAAGACAGAACGAAAATATCCATAGCAGATAGAAGTTTTTTAGCAAAAGGTGCTCAAACACTTGTTGCTGAAGATAGCTCTATGAATATGGTTTTTGATACAACTGGTGGAGCCGCCGTTAAATGGTTAGTGCCGGGGATGGTTATTGCTGTGTCTTTAAATGCATCGGGTGCTGGAACAACTCCATCATTTGGTAATGTTAGAATCAATAGTGTAGACCATACTACTGATACAACTCAGTCAACCTGTAACGTCATATCTGTTTCGACAGTGGGCGGTGCGGCAATGACTATTACTGATAATGCTCAATGCACAGTGATTGGAACTTCCTTTCAAGAAGGCTCAGGTGCTCCAGACGTATGGTCACAAGAAATGGAAAATGGATTTGGATATACTCAAATCTTTAAAACCGCTTGTGAAATGTCAAACACAGCACGTGCTACAGTTTATCGTGGTTATGCTGATGAATGGAAACGTCTTTGGAACCTGAAGCTTCGTGAACATAAAGTTGATATCGAAAGGGCTATGCTTTTTGGACAACAGGCTACTCAGAGCAGTATTCAATATACTGATGGTGTAGTTGGTCAAATAATAAGAAATTCAACAGCAGAAACTAGTGGCGGTCAAATGTCATATACTGAAGATAAATCTTATTACAAGTCTAACACAGCCGCTCAGTGGACATATGATGACTTGCTTACTGATTTTGAAGTAATGTACGACCCTGCAAGGGGTGGTTCTTCTTCTAAATTAGGACTAGCATCATTACCAGTAATATCTTTCTTTAACAAGTTAGGTAATGGCGCAGGTTTTGTTGCTGTGTCAACTGGAGGAACTGAAGATAATCCATTAAGATATAATTTTAATCAAAGTCAGGGTGCTTTTGGGCATAAAGTGATGAAGGTTGAAACTATTCATGGAGACTTATCCTTAGTTAAAGAACCTTTATTTAGAGGGTTCTCTGCTGGCTTTTTGGCTTTAGTTGACCTCGACCACGTTTCATATCGACCACTTGTTGGTAATGGTGTGAATCGTGATACTTCTATTACTACTAATGTGCAACAAGCGGATGAAGATTTGCGTAAAGACATGATTCTTACAGAAGCAGGTCTTGAAGTTACTCTTCCTGAAACTCATGCACTTATTAACTTAGAAGGAGTCTAAAATGAGAAGTGATTATCTAAACGTAAATAGCTCATCAAATATTTCATCTGATGGGTTTAGTGAAGTTGGCGGAGTTAGTAAGGTATTAACCTTTGCTGGTGATTGCAAGGAATCTAGGTTAGATTCTGCATCTACAGCATATGGTGCTGGTGATATCATACAATATTGTGGAGCATTTGATGTTACTGTTCCAGAAGGTATGCATGACCCGGTAAAGATACTAATTGATAAAGTAATGGTATGCACATCAGTGGTTACTGGTACTACAATGGTTGGTCATATTACAGCCGGTACTACAGCTAATGAGGCTGTGAATGCGGCTCCTACTGGTGCAGTTGAATTGTTTGGCGCAGGTGCTACACAATTATCCCCTGAAGGATATGCTTTGGCTACAACCGCTACAGAAGCTGATGACTTGAATTATAATTCAGCTACGATTGCTTGGTCAGCTCCAAATATCATACTTCCAGTTGCTACTAAATATTTATATGCTTGTACAACTACAACTATAAATCATGCAACTAACTTTGATTCTGGTAGATGGAACTTAGCAGTTTACTACACTGTTCTTTAATCCGAATAAATAAGGATTAACAGTATTTGGGTGCTGTGGGAGCTGTCAAAAAAAGGCGGCTCCCGAAACCCTTGAAAAATTATGAAAAGTTGTATGCATTGCGAAACTCCCAACCCTGATGGTTGGTTTTACTGCAAGAAATGTGGTAACAAAACTTCCAAACCGAAGTTTACAACCAATCTGTACATGTTGAGTGAGATTGGCAAGAGGACTGATATTGAGTTTTCATCTACAACAATAGATGAAGATATAAAACAAAGAAATAAAAAATTGGGATACGCCTAATGGCTACATTAAAAGTTAAAATACAAGAAGATATTATACTTGATAATCAAAACTATGGTTCTAAAAGAACATTGGAGATAGGTAGCATAACGGATATTATTAAAAGAATTGTAACAGTTCCGGCAAGTACAGATACAACAGTATTAATGTTTACGTCTACTACTGGTGTTGTTGACGGAGCATTGGATATAGAATTAGTAAAATATATTAGGGTGACTAATTTAGATTCAAGTAATTCAGTAAATTTATCTCTTCAGATAGACGTAGGAGAAGATGATAGTTCTGCTGATGACACAGCAGGGCTTTTATTAGAGGCTGGTAAGAGCTTTATGATGGGTACTCCTTCGGATGGTATTGCCGTAAATAGTGATGCGGCTACCTTAATTACAGATGGTACATTTAAAAATTTAGAAAGCATCATAATAGATTCTGGTACAAATGCTGTTCAGGTTGAAGTTTTTGTAGCGAGTGCGTAATGGCTAGTTTTCAAACACAAATAATGGGATTAACAGATTTAAGTATATCTAGCTCTGGGACTAATCCAACGGAAGCTCAATTAACTCAATTCCTTACAGATGGTGCTAAAGAAGTTATTAATCAGTTACCCGGACATTTATTACCATTGTGTTCGTCATCTCAAACATTTACATCTGGCAGTGCTGATACATTAACTACTGGAAAAATATTAAACGTATTTAGAAATGATGGTGATATAAATCAGCCTTGTAGAAAAATACCAGCTAAGCAAAAAGGAAGAGTGTCTGACCCAGAAGAAATGGCATACGCTACTATAACAGACCCTGTATTTTTTATAGACAATAACTCTTTAGATGTTCTTCCTTCAGGTGGTTCTTGTTCTTATTCGGAAGTTCAATATCCGGCAGTAGCTTATAGTGCTGATGCGATTACAGCTTTTCCAGATGAAGCAGAACATCTTGTCGTATTATATGGCGCTGTTAAATCAATACAAAATGTATTAGGTAGTCGTTCAGCGAATTCAGATATTACTACTGCAATAGGTTTAATAAAAACAGCGGTAGACCAAGCGGCTACAGCGGCAGGCAAATTTTTAGCAGTAGATAGTGACTCGGTATTTGGAGATGAGTCTACTTTTTTGACAAACGATTCTCAATTAACAAGAGTTAAGGCGGCATTAGATGATGCTGAGGATATTATTAATGGAGATGAGCCATCTGCAACTACAGATGCTTATGGTGCTCAGGCAAGCGAAGATATTGAACTAGTATCATCTGCTTTAAATATTGCTAAAACAGAAATAAGTAGAGCTCAAATGCATTTGTCTGAATGGACTTCTATTGGAGACATGAGGGTTAAAGAAATTAATGCGGCTCTATCTGAGGCTCAAGGATATGCTAATGAAGTTCAGTCTCGTTTGCAGGTAGATAGCGCACAATATGGATGGTATGAAAAACAGCAGGCTAAATTACAATCCGACTATGAAAAAGGTCTACAAGCATTAGGTTAATAATATGGCTGTACATAAAATATCGGTAAAACAAGTTTTAAGTAGGGTTCGTCAGGTATTCCCAGATATTCCTGAAAATTATTTAATTAATCTTTTAAATGATGGCTTAGTTGAAGTTGGGATGTATAGCACAAAACCAGTACAAGCTAAAATGAGCACAGTTGCAGACCAGATGTTTTATAGCATTAGTGATGATGCTGAAGATTCTAGTGGCAATAAGCTTGAGGCTAATAAGGTTTTTAGGGTAGATTTAATGGACAGCGATGGTGACTATATTCAGATTCCAAGACTAGTAGATAAAAATATTTTATTAATGGATGCTACAAGTGAGTCAGCATTGACAACACCGGATAGTAAATAATGGCAAGTAGTATTAAGTACCCAGATAGTTCGGCATCATGGTATATCGAAGGTGATAAATTCGCTTTAATTACTAATGTTGATAGTAGCGGTAGTGGAAGAACTACTGCTCGCAAGCAATGGAAAGC